TACTACGACAATCAAGGTAGGGTACTACGACAATCAAGGTAGGGTACTACGACAATCAAGGTAGGGTACTACGACAACGAGGCTAGGTCTCCCGACTGTGCGGTTACCGCTCACTCGTCGAGAATGGCTAAAAATAAAGCCCCGGTCAGCCCGAAGGATCCTCCTCCAAGACTGACCGGGGCCATGCCCTCTCCTAAGCCGTCACGTCTCCCTGATGTTCATCCCATACCGGTACGCGACGAGCTTGCTCTTGAGCCTATACACGTCCGTTCTCATGCCTTTCACGTCCTCGATGACCTCATGGCCATTCTCGCGGTATACAAAATCAGCCACATAATAGACCGGCCGGTAATGCCTGCCGTCCACGTCGAAGGCCGGTACGAGCTCATAGCGCACCTGCCGTCGAAGATTCTCGATGGCTCCGTCCTCTTCCATGCTCTTCAGGACGAGATACCGGTCGGCTTCGCGCTTCGAGTCGAAGGTAATGCCGTCAACGGTAGTACGCTTTGCGTGGTATTTGCTCCGTCCGCTCCACATGGATTACCTCCCGGTGCTTCCGAAGCCGTTGTCGCCACGCTCCGTCGGGTGGAAGGAGGAGACCTGCTCCAAGGACTCGCGGATCACCGGGATCACGACCAGCTGCGTGATCCTGTCACCGGCTTCGAAAACATGATCCCCTCCTCCATTGTTGTAGAGCTTGACCACGATGCTGCCCGTGTATTCTTCGTCGATGAGCCCGGTGCTCGTGATGTCGTGCTTGACGTTGAGTCCGCTCTTGCTGACGAGCAGTCCGGCGCATCCACACGGCAATGCCACGTGCACGCCCGTATCGACTATCGCGCTCCCGTACGCCGGCACCGTCACAGCCTTTGGCGTACGCAGATCAAATCCCGCGTCGGTCCTGTAGCCTCGGGACGGCATGTACGCTCCGTTATCCAGCATGACTTCCATTCAGTGCCTCCTTTTGTGGTAGGATTATGAGCGTCGGGGCGTTTTTATTGGTTTCCCTCCCTGGCTGCTTTTCCTTGAATAATAATAATAATCCCCGCCTCCGGTCGAAAGACCAGGGACGGGGATTATCTTATCTGCCTGAAGGTTACTTGGTGCGGTATCCTCCGCTCAGCATCTTGACAAGCCAGTAGAAGAAGTAGATGCCGCCGGTGAAGATGGAGTATACGCACACCTTGATGAAGCCGGGGGCTTTCTTCTTGCTGCTGTCGTCCGACTGTCCCATTACGTTGTTGATGATGATCGGCTGCGGTGCGGCCTGCGGCTGGACGTTCTCGTTGTTGTTGTTGTTGTTGTTGTGTTCACACATTTCCGTTGTCCTTTCTGTTCATGTGGATTATGTGATCCAACGTTGTGTGATATCTAAACTATATCATACCAATCGCACGACACGCCGATAATCCGACTTACGAACGAGCGTGACACGAGTTGCCACTCAATACACACTGTTATATAATAAAGCGTATGAACGCTAAAAATTACACCGTAACAGTCCCCGAATACGCCACCCGCTGGAAGCTCAACATCCAGACCGTCCGCCGCTTCATCCGCGAAGGACGACTCCACGCAGTCAAGGTCGGCCGATGCTACTTCCTCGACCCGAACGTCATCCCCGACGAGAAGGGGTGCACGTCCGACAAATAACCAATGACCATCCAGCTGTTTTAAAGGGATACCCGATCCAGGCGCCCCTTTAACTAGCACCACAATAAACAAAACAACCTACATAATCACAACAAAAGAAAGACATTCCCATGAATACTGAAATCCAGGTCTTCAACTTCAACGACTCGCCACTGCGCATCCTGACCGACGAAACTGGCGAACCTTGGTTCGTCGCCAAGGACATCTGCGACGTACTTCACTATACAAACGCCAGCAAAGCAATCAGCGACCATGTCGACCCGGAAGACAAACTCAATAACGGATCGTTATCGAGTCTGGGACAACGAGGAGGTTGGCTAGTCAACGAATCCGGCCTCTATTCGCTAGTACTCTCATCCAAGCTGCCGACCGCAAAGAAATTCAAAAGGTGGGTAACCCGCGAAGTGCTCCCGACTATCCGTAAGACAGGCGGCTACATTCCGACAGCCGAAACGGACTCGTACGAGAACATTCTCGCGAAGGCCGTACTCATCGTGCAGAAGACCATCGACCTCAAGAACCAGCAGCTCCAGGCCAAAGACGCGCAAATCAAGGAACTTGAGCCAAAAGCTCAAGCCCTTGACACTTTCACCGACGTGGAAGACCGACTACTCGTCCGCGACGCCTCCAAGGTCCTCTCTAACTCAGGCACTCCCATCAGCGAAAAGCAGCTACGCGAATGGATGGCAGCCAACGGCTGGATTTACAAGCACAATGGCTCATGGCACGCCACCGCCCGCCACTGCATGGCCGGACATCTCGTAATGGTCATGTCCCAAAAGCACGGCACCAAAGCAGACGGCACGAAATTCGCTTTCCCCCCGGCCGTGCGCATCACCCGCAAGGGCTTAGCCCTCCTCCACAAGCGTCTAGGAGAAGCCACCCTGACAAACGCCCTCAAAAATACCATCCACTGACCAAAAGGAAAGGACACACACCAATGAACGATCCGCACATCATTCTCCCCTCCGCCCGCCTGGTCGCCGAACCGGAACCCAAGCAGACCAAGAACGGCACCACATACCTCCTCCTCCGAGTAGCCGCCAACGGAAGCCACAAGGATAAGCAGACCGGACAGTGGGTAGACCACGACACCATGTTCGCAACGATCTTCGAATACGATCAGCGTCTCGCCGACACCTACATTCAAACCCTCCACAAGGGCACGCCGGTACGCGTCGAAGGCGACCTGAAATGGCAGACCGGCACCGACCGAAACAACCAGCCCCGCACCGACTTCATCATCGAACACGCAACCATCAGCCTAGTCCTGAAGAAAGCCAAGGCCCAGCAGTCCACGCCACAACAGCCGACACCCCAGCAACAGGCCGCAAACTGGGGCAACACCAACCAGCCAGACCCGTACGCACAGTTCTATAACAACGAATGGTGACAGGAAAGGAACACAATGAATCCCAAAAAGCATCCGATCAGCTACAAGCTAGGCACCATCGCCGCCTACCTCCTCCTTACGGCCGTGACAATCCTCGGCATAACAAGCACCGTCGCCCTCATGAAGCTCTTGATCATCTTCCTACTCTCCTAACAAGCAACGCCCCCCCCAAACCCGGAGGGGCGTTTCCATATCCAGATATAATTGGAAGTATGACAGAAGTAGTGAGAGACAGCCGCGGCAGAATCGTCAGCGGAGCATGCAACCCAACAGGCAAAGGCGGCTTCCAAGACCGCCCCCAGGATCGAGGCTCATGGACCAAAGACACCAGCCCAACCCGGTGGATCCGCGAATTCAGCAAACTCACCGCCGAAGAATTCAACGAAAGGATCAAAGACCCAAGTCTCACCATGGTCCAGAAAATCGCCATCAGACACATCCTTAACGCATCCAAGGATCCGAGAGTCGCGGCCGATTACATCGACCGGCTCGACGGCAAGGCCCGTCAATCCACGGACGTGAGCGTCACCGGTTACGAACCACCACACATCACGCTCGAAGTCTTCGACGACAACCCCGGAAACAACAAGGACAGCCAGTAAAAACACATAGACTGGACCCATGCAGATAGCAAGACCATACCGCGACTTATGGTGGTGGCTCCACACGGAGACGCCACCATATCGCTATTACTGTTATTCCGGCGGCCGAGCCTCCGGCAAAAGCACCGCCGTCGCACAAAGCCTCATACTCCGTGCCGCCAGCCAGCCCATCACCGTCCTCTGCGCCCGCGAATTCCAAAACTCTATTTCCGACTCCGTGCATAAGCTCCTCGTCGGCACCATCCGTAAATTCGGCCTGCAAGGCTTCGAAACCACTCGCGACGGCATCAGCCACATCAACGGCAGCACTTTCATCTTCCGCGGATTGCACAACAACCTCCAATCCATCAAAAGCATCGAGGGCGTAGACGTTTGCTGGGTCGAAGAAGCACAAACAATCAGCCACGCAAGCCTGACCACGCTCATCCCAACCATCCGCAAGACCAACTCCACGCTGATCTTCACCTGGAACCCGCTCACCAGCCATGACGCGGTATGGACCTACTTCGTCACCTCGGACTCGATCGAACGCCACAAACAGACATGCCATTGGCACACCACTTTCGAAGACGTGAAAAGACTCCTAAGCCCGGACGTGCTAGCCATGGTAGAAGCAGACCGACAAGCCCCGGACTACGGGCATGTCTGGCTAGGCATGCCATACGCGGATACAGACAACCAGCTCATCAGCGACGACATGCTTGCCGAAGCCATACGCCGACCGGCACTGGACGGACCGACCACATTCGGTGTCGACGTGGCCAGATACGGTAACGACCGTACTGCCCTCACCATCAAAAAAGGCAACCATATAGAGACGCTTGAATCATGGACGCACTCAAGCATTGTCGACACGGCCGAAAGAATCAGGCTCCGCGCCTCCCAACAACACCCAATCGACATTCGCATCGACGACACAGGCGTAGGTGGAGGCCTCACCGACCTCCTCAAATCATGGGGACTGCCAGCCACCGGCATCAACTACGCCGGAAAACCGAAAGACCCACAATACCCGAACGTCGCATCCGAACTATGGTTCGACTTCGCTACCATGCTCCCCAACCTCAGCATCAACCCACAACTCACCGACCTAGCCAAACTCACCACCGAGCTCACCACCCGCAAATGGCAGATCACTAGCCGCAACCAACGGCAAATCGAAAGCAAACAAGACTACAAGGACAGCATGAACCTAGGAAGCCCGGACCTCGCCGACAGCGTACTCCTCGCATGCTACGAACCACCACAACTCCCCTCATGGGACGTTATGGTCTGCTAACCATCCAGTAGCCTACGGCCGGTAGAATGGTGCGATAGAACACCACACCTAGAAACGAGGCAAATTGACCATTCTAAGCAACCTACGTTCAGGCTTCACGAACGCTTTCGGACGCGCCGACGCACCCCACACGACCCCGACCCCAGCCGGAGGCAACACCTGGCAGACAATCGGCGGCAACAACATCCCAATGCACGACACGTACGACAACGTCTTCCCCTACGTGAACGCCATCGCACAACGTTTCAGCACCGTCATACCCTACGCCGTCACTTCGGACGGCCGTCGTCTCGACCCCGCACCACCCGCACTAAGCGCCCTATACGCCCCCAACGACACATACAGCTGCCTCGAATTCCTCAAACTCATCGCCTCCGGCATTCTTACCCAATCACACGTGGACATCCTCATCTGGACCACCGAGGGACCCGGCGGCACCATCACCCCCGACAACATCACCGGCTACACCCTCCTACCGTCAAACAGCCGCGTCTACAACGACACCCGCTCAGACTGGTACCACCGCGTAACCATGGACCTCGGCAACGGAACCCTCCCATACGAATTCACCCGCAACGAAACCATCACATTAAGCTACAGCCGTCACCCCGACGACCCCACCCGCGGAATAAGCCCCGCCATGACCATCAAAAAATGGGCCAACGTCGACGACATGATCGCCGACTACGAACGCGGCTTCTTCGGCAACAACGCCGTACCCGCCGGCATGCTCGGCATCGTCTCCGAAAACGCCGAAGACTTCCAACGAAACCGCGCACGCCTCGAAGAAACATTCCGCGGAGCCGGCAACAACAACGGCATCGCCTACAACATGATCCCCGTCGACCCCCTCACCCACAAGCCAAGCCAAACCAGCAAACTCGTATGGGTCCCATTCCAAAACTCCAACGACAGCCTGGACCTGCAAACGGTCAACGATGTCGTCAACAACCGCCTAGCCAACGCGCTCGCAGTCCCCGACATCATCCGAGGCATCGACAACGGCCAAACCTACGCCAACGCCGAAATGGCCGAACGCGCATTCATCGAAAACACCCTCAAACCCCTCTGCATGACAGTCTGGGACAAATGGCAATTCGAACTCGACCGCATCACCGGAGGCCTCGGCTACGGCATCACTTTCACCCTCGACCTCCCCGCACAGACCGAAGTCGAAAAAGTACAGGCGGAAACCCAGCAAATCCGCATCAACAACCTCATCCAACTCATCAACATGGGCGCAACCGTCGAAAGCGCAGTCGAAGCACTCAACCTCCCCGACGCATACCGACGACTCAACCTCCACCCGAACACCCCCGACGCAACACCCCTCCCATCCGCAAGAAACACCACAAAAGCCGCCAAACCAGCCAACGACACACCAACCGAACCACACCTCCTAACCGCCACCCGCACCTACGTAAACCGTGTCATCCAACACACCCGACGCTCACAGGCCGGACTCCGCGACGACCTCAAAACCATCGGCCAACAGTGGATCAACGACGTGGAAAACGACCTCATGAAACACCTCACCAACTACGCCCGCAAAACCGGACTCAAACTCGAACAAGTCATCACCGCATGGGCCGAAACCCACCCCAACAACCCCATCGCAGTCGAAGTGCAAGGCTACACGCAAACCGACTGGCAGAAACTCTACGACTGGGCCAACCTCCCATCAAACGTGAAGACCGCATACCTAGACCACCTGGAAACAATCGCCAACACGTCCTCCCAGACAATCACCGCGAAAACCCTCGACCTCCTCACCCGAGCCGACGCGGAACAGTGGGACGCACACCGACTACGCAACGAACTAACCCAGTTCGGCAACGAACACGCTGAACTCATCGCACGATGCGAAACCGTCCAAGCCCAAAGGCTCGGCAGTCTGTACAGCGCCCGTAACCTCAGCGAAACCTTGGGAGTCAAACTGCAAAAGGTATGGCGCACCACCGGAGACGGCAACACGTGCGACTTCTGCAAGCATATGGAAGGCACCACCATCGGGCTCGACCACACCTACTTGCCAACCGGAGCAAGCATCGAAGTAAACGACCACACCTACGTCAACAACTTCGAAAACATGACCACGCCAAACGGGCACCCGAACTGCCGATGCTACGAAGACTACGAAGTAGTGGAGGACTAACCATGACATACGACATCCACTGTCGGAAATGCGGCCGCTACCTAGGCTCATGCGAGCGCGATACCGACGTGACGCTCAAATGCCCAAATTGCAGAAGCCTACTGGAATATCACATCATGCTATTATGGGGACTTGAACACAAGCCCCCAAAGGACGTTCACGACAACATCACCACTACCGAATGAAAGGGTGACATGACCACTCGAAAGAGCTTCACCCACACCGGCGGTACCACTGAAACCAAGGGCCGTATGCTCACATTCCTCGCCAACTCAGGCAAGGTAATGTGCGGCGGACTCACAGTAGACCTCGACACGCTCAAAGCCCCACTCATCGACGGGACCTTGAAACTCGTGTCAGACCTCAATGATTCCGACAGGTTCTCACTCCCCCTCCTCATCGACCACATGCCATCAGTCGAGGCTCAAGCCGGCACCATCACCCGCCTCTGGATGACCGACGCCGGCCTCATGGCCGAAGCAAAACTCAGCGAAGTCGACAACGGGGAACGCGTCCGCCAGCTCGCAGCCGACGGATGCCTCACCAACAGTTTCAGCATCACCGTCGAATTCAACAGACAGCCCGGCAAAGACGGCATCATCCACAATGGCGAACTGGTAGAAATCAGCGTCGTCTATCGTGGAGCCGATCCCCGAGCCGCATTCACCTCAATCAACAACCGAAAAGGAGACACCATGGACAATGAACTCATGACCAAGCTGGCACGCACCGTCGCCCAGTTCAAGCTCGACCCCAACGAGGCCGCAACCCTCACCTCGTCCGTCGCCGACATCATGACCGACGCCGTATCCGACATCACTGAAGCAATCGACGACCAGACCGACCACTCGACCAGCCAGGGACAGACATCACCGGAAGAACCCTCCCAGTCCACCAATAAGCGTCCGCTTGTCATCATCAACAAATCCAACCGTGAGGCAAAGCAGTCCGGTGTCGCCTCTTTCTCCCACTCCCGTGAAACGTGGCTCGACTCCCCGGACGCCATGGCCGCTTTCGAACGCACCCTCATCGACAACGACAACAAGGGCGTCGAAGCATTCCACAAGGAGTGGGCCGACATCGTGTCCCGCAACATGGCTGGCACCGCATCCTTTGGCGTCGACACGGCCAACGTAGACAAGTTCATCCCGACCGAAGCCATCACCACCATCAGCGACGCGCTCAACACGCGAGGTTCCGGCTTATGGAACCTCTTCCGCAAGACCGGTATGGACCGTCTCACCATCGGCGGCAATATTCTCGGCCTGACCGACGAAACCCGCGCACACGGTTATCCGGTCGCATCCTACGGCACCAAGAAGAAGGAACAGTCCACGTCTTTCGTCAAGCGTGAACTCACCGCCGACTACACGTACAAGTACATCACCCTCAACAAGGGTGACATCCGTCGTACGCAGAAGCCGGGCGCACTGCTCCGATACATCCTTTCCGAACTGCCGAACTACATCATCCAGACCATCGAACGTCAGGTTGTGCTCGGCGGCTACGAAGACATGGCTCACTTCCGTGCCATCACCACCGATGCAGCCGACAAGTCTCCCGACTGGGCTGGTACGAAGTTCGCCCGCTCCTACACGCTCGGCGAGGAAACCCCGCTCATGGGCTTCGTGAAGGCCTCCCACATGGTCCGCGCGCAGGGCAACAAGGTACTCGTCTGCAACGCGGACACCGTAGCCGATCTGCTCATGAGCGCCGACGCGAACGGCAATTCATTCATCGCCCTCGGCGGTGACGACACGCTCGCCCGCTCACTCGGCGTTTCCCAGATCATCACCCCGGAATGGTGGACCGCGGAAGACGACAAGAAGGTGGCCGGTGTGGTCATGTCCGCTTCCCACTACGCGCTCGTCGGTGACACTTCCGTCGAATCGTTCACGAACTTCGCGCTCCAGACCAACACCAACGAATATCTGCAGGAGATCTACGCTGGCGGCGGCCTGGACGCGGAGAAGTCCGCAGTGGTCATCAAGCCGAAGGCCTGAGTGAGGTGATTCCCCAATGAACGCTGAAATGTACGCCAGAATCGGCAGCAAAGCCCTACACGAGGATAACCTGAACGTCGTAAAGGTTATCAACTTCGTGGACGAAGAAGGCCAACCCGTGACTATGGGTCAGGGTCCCGCTGGTCCCGTTGGTCCCGTTGGTCCCGCTGGTCCCGCTGGTCCCGTTGGTCCCGCTGGTCCCGCTGCATCGATCACCAAGGCCTCTCACGTAGACCCGACCACTGGCACGGTAGAGCAGGTAGTAAACGCCCTGATCGGCGCAGGACTGATGAAAGAATCCGACTGATAACCAGCCAATAAACAGCATTGGGTCCTACCGTTACAATTGACGGTAGGACCCTTTCATATATTCACGGAGGAAAAATGATAATCGACGACAGTATCATCACCCAAGTCGGCGAAACCGCCTACAAGACATGGAAAAACGCCGCACTCGCCGACCTAGTCAACATGCTCTGCGTGGACACACTAGAAGAATCCACCATCAACCTGACAACCACCGTCGACCGGGACGGCAGACGCGTCGCCCTACCATCATGGTATTCAGGAATATGGTCGATCGAACCAGAAGGCTCCTCCGGCGTCGGATACCAAGTCAACTACGACAAAGACGACGGACTATCACCAGCCACACAATACGCGACCACTATAACCCTCAACGACGTATACCCAGCCGGCACGAAAATCCTCGTCAACGGCACCCACGGGTTCAAACGCCTCCCGGCCCCACTCGTCAACATACTCGCGGCCATCATCCAAGCCGACCAGTCGATAGCCGACCGAACCGACAGCATCACCTCAAAACGGATCGAAGACGTATCGGTCACCTATGCCACCAACAGCCAAACCACACTCGAACACGCCCTCGCCCCATACAAAGCACTAATATCCCACTGGAGTGTTTGCCCAATTAAACCCGAAACAGGAGGGATCCTCGCCATGCCAACCCCCCACTACGACCTCCCATGGTGGATGAACGAACAAGACCTAGGAGGCAACGATCATGTCATTCTGTGACCCATTCCTACTCTTCCCCAACCAAGTCCAGTCAGCCGCTCTCTGGAAATACACGGCACCCGGCCTCGACAACATAAAACTCGCCACCCTAAACGTTATCATCAAACACTCAACACAAACCAACCAACCCTCCGAATACGCAAGCCGTATCGCCACCCGACGCTTCCACATCCAACCAGACACCCTCCCCGAAAACCTCAAAACCGACATGGAAGCATGGCCCGACCTCATCCTCACACTCACCAACGGCCGCACCTACCAAATCGAACAAGCCAGCCGAGGAGACGACATGACCACCGGCACCACCACATTCATCACCATCACAGCCCACCCATACGGACGGACCAACCTATGAGCTACCAACTCAAAACCACCGCATCATGGACCCGCAAACTCTCCACCCAACAACTCAACAAAGGCGGAACACGCATGATGACCGACATCCTCCGCATGGCCCGACAAAACGCGCCAGTCAAAACCGGGGCCCTCCGCAACAGCGGCCGCTTCCAACAAGCCAACACCCTCCACTGGCGAATCACATTCGGCAACAGTCGCGTCCCCTACGCCCGCATCCGCGAACACGAAAACCGCCTCCACCCAAACACCACCAGATACCTGGAACGCGCCGCCACCACAGCAAACAACAAAATCAAAACCTACTTCAACCTCTAAGGACACACCATGATAGACCTCGCAATATGCATGACCCTACAAAACGAAGGCTACGGCACCTACGGCCAAAACCTCTTCTTCGGCACCAGCCCCGTCCTCGACACCGGCACCGTCACCAACCAAGAAGGAATCTGGGTCAACGCCAACACCGTCGACATCAACGGCGACCTCTACACCGACCAAATCACCATCAGCAGCCGATACGACAACGTCCTCACCCAAGGCCGACGCATGCTCCAACTACTCCACTACATCAACAACAAACTCCCCCACTACTGCCAACTCACATGCCAACCAATCACCAACATCACCTACCAGTCAATCCGCACCCACCCCGCCACAGCCATCGACCTAGACGCCATCGACCACGAAGGCCACTGGATCAAAAGCATTCGCTTCCAAATCGACTACAAACTCGACCCCACCACACTGTAAAATAGACACAGCCAACAATCATCGAAAGGACACAAAAATGGCATCATACCCACTCATCGGCAAAAAAACCGTCTACATCGACGACATGATCATCCCACCCGACTACATCCAAGACGAAGTCGGCACCATAACCCTCACCCCAAGCACCACCGAAATCGCCTCACAATCCGGCACCATCAAAGTACCAAACGGCAGCTACGACGAACTCAGCTTCGAACTCAACATCATCTGCCCAAGCGTACGATTCCTCGGCATGCTATTCCCCGAACTCTACCACAACGCCTCATTCAAACGAGTCATCAGCGGCAACATGAGCGAAACCGGACAAGTCCGATTCGGCGGCAACGAATGCATCAGCAACACGCCACGAGACATCATCATCCACAACGTCTGCGACGGCCAATCCAGCGCACAAGACTTCCGCATCCCCAACGCCCTCATCAGCGCAGGCGGCGAATTCAAAGTCAGCCTCAGCGACCCATTCATCGTCACACTCTCCGGCACCATGGCATCCGGCAGCGAAGGCGCAGTCATCATGGGCGAACTCGACCTGAACACCCCAAGCCACTACGATGAGACCACCGGCTCCATCAAACCAGATGAAAGTAAAATCACTGAATTAAAAGCCATGCCATCCAACATCACCGGCAAGGTAAACGACACAGTGAAAATCAACGTGACCGCTTTCCCGAACGGTGCGGTCGGTGACATCACCGCCACCGTAGCCGCCGAAGGACTGGCCGAAGCTTCCGACAATGGCGACGGCACATGGAACATCACGTTGAAGAAGGTCGGTACCGGTACCGTCACGTTCAAATCCGGATCCGTGCAGACTGTCGTCAACTTCAACGTGGCAGCCTGATAAGCATAAAATAATGCGCCCGTCGTGAAAGAAAGGCAAAGAACACGACGGACGCTGATTCACATGGTCTCCTAACCAAAGGAACCAGTCACCATGATACAACACGATCGAATGGAGCACAAGCAATGGCAACACCAATCCTCGACATCGACACCCGCAAGTCTTTCCGTACTCTCACTGTCAAACTCGATGGCATCGTCTACACCATGCGACCCCTCGGATCGAAAGACCTCCTCACCATCCTTGACAATGCGGAAACCATCGATAAGCTCACCACCGGTAAAATGACCAGGGAAACCCTGGAAGCCGCGGAAACCATCATTTTCCCGCTCGTAGCCAACCTCATGACCCCCAGTAACGCGTTCAACGAATGGATGATCCAAACCAAACAGCGTAGCGACCTCGCCTACTATCGGGCGATGACAGCCCTCTGCAAACTCATGAGCGAAAACCTCAACATCAGCATCAAGGGCGAATAATCCATGAAGTCATGGGACGAGCTCATCACTCCAGAAGAAAAAGAGCGGATGAGCAAATACAAGAGGACGGAAACCTCCTACAAGACGGCTCCGTCCTCCCGTATCCTTGCCGAGCTTGGCACATTGTATGGGTGGGCGGCTGTCCGGGACGCGCTCGAAAACAACATTTCACCAAGTCTCATGCTCAGCCTGGTCAAAGAAGGTCGACATATTCACAACATTCGCTTGGCTGAACAATACCGCCTCACCTTTGAATGCCTGACAAGCGCGTTCAGCAAACACGGAGACCAACGAATCAGTCAGATATTAGACCGACTCGGGAAGGAATAAACGATGGCGGACAGCACACTCACACTCGACGCTGAAATTAATACCTCGGATTGGGAAGCCGGCGTTAAAACCATTCAAGATGGTAGCCGGCAAATCGAAACCTCGGCCCGTCAAGCGGGTGATGGTTTGGAGGAAGTAGACAAGTCATCCGCCAAGGCTTCCGGCGGTACCGGTAAATTCGCAGCTATCGCCGGAGCGATGGGTGGCTTGGTTTCTACCGGTGTCAGCATGGCCTTGGATGCTATCTCGGATCTTAGCGGTGATATCATCGAGGCTTCCGATTCGGCCCAGAAATTCGCGAGCACACTGTCCTTTGCCGGCTTGGACACTTCAACTATCGACCAGTTGACCGCTTCGACGCAGAAGTATGCGGACCAGACCGTGTACGACCTGTCCGACATTCGCAACACCACAGCACAGTTAGCCGCGAACGGTGTCGACAATTACGCGAACCTAGCCGAAGCGGCCGGTAACCTGAACGCAGTGGCGGGTGGTAACAAGGATACTTTCAAATCTTTCGGCCTGGCACTCACTCAGACCGCTGGTGCTGGCAAGCTCACCACGGAAAACTGGAATCAGGTAGCGGATGCTATTCCAGGCGCGTCAGGTAAGCTGCAGGAAGCCATGAAGAAGAACGGCGCGTACACGGGTGACTTTCGTGATGCGATGGCCAAGGGTGAGATTACCGCCGAGGAATTCAATCAGGCCATCATGGACTTGGGTATGACCGACGCGGCCAAGGAAGCCGCGACCAGTACCAGCACTATCGAAGGTGCGATGGGTAATTTGGAAGCATCCGTCGTGAACGTCGGTATGCAAATCCTGGACGCGTTCAAAGGCCCGTTGACCGAAGGCATGAGCGTGTTCGCTGAGGGTATCGGTAGCTTACCTAACCTTTTCAAGGGGCTCGTATCGTCAGCTGGCCCAGCCTTATCCCAGATCGGGGATGTTTTCAAGACATCGTTTGCTCCGGTTGGGCAGGCTATCTCCGGTGAACTGCTTCCGGCGTTGCAGCCTTTCATTCAAGCCTTGCAGCATTTGGGCAGTGCGATCATGCCTGTTCTGGGTGCCGCGTTCCAAGCTTTGATGCCGGTGTTGGGGTCTCTGGTCGCGAATCTTACGCAGATCGTGGGAACTATCATGAGGACTCTCACACCGGTTATCAATAACATGGCTGCAGTGTTCCAAACGGTCCTACCGGTGATTCAACAGCAATTCCAAGTGTGGGGAACTGAGCTCCAAAACATTATCAACGCAGTGTTTCCTTTCATTCAGACGGTGGTCACCACGGTAATGAATATTATCAACGGTATCATCACTACCGTGTTATCGGCTTTACAAGGCAACTGGAACGGTGTCTGGACGGGGATTCAGAACATTGCGGTCAGGGTATGGAATGGTATTCAGAATATTGTGACGGCTGGCGTGAACGCCATTTCCGGTGTCATCTCATCTGTCATGAACGCCATTAGCAGCACATGGTCAGGCTTGTGGAATGCAGTCAAGGGATTGGCTTCCAGTGCGTGGAACGGTATCACCAGTACCGTGTCGAATGGTGTCAACAATGTGTTGAACACTGTGCGAGGTATCGGCGGTAAGATCAAGGGCGCGTTCAACGGAGCCGGTAATTGGCTGTTGGACGCGGGCAAGAACATCATCATGGGTTTGGTCAACGGCATTAAGAATGCGATCGGCGCGGCCGTGAACGCGGCCAAATCCGCGGCTTCCAATGTCGTGGGCGCAGCCAAAAGCGCTTTGGGCATTCATTCCCCGTCCCGCGTATTCCGTGACGAGGTAGGCAAGATGATCCCGGCCGGCTTGGGTAAGGGCGTGGAAGCGAACATGAGCCTGGCCGTAAATCCTGTCCAACGCATGGTTGCGGATATCATGCCGAACAGTCTGTTGAATGGTCCGGCGAGTCTTCCTGTCTCATCGCCGGTCCTGGCGAACGCGATTAATGGGCCTCGAGTGTCGGCTCCTATTACGGTCAACACGTCGGATCCGATGGCGGCTGCCCGTGAAACGATTCGTATGATTAATTTCTCTTACGTGTAAAGGAGCTAGTCTAGTCTTATGAGCTTTTTTCCGATTGACTCTCGTGACATCCGGTTGACGTTAAACGGTTTCCCCTTGTATGGGGTGGATGATCATGGTTGTGAATGGCATGTGACTTTTCAGGACGTGTCCGGCTTATTTGATGGTGTCGCTTCCACGTTGCAGACGAGTGAAAAGGCCATGTCGGACGGCTGGTATGCTAATCTGCCATGCTTGCAAGGACGGACCATTACGATCGAGGGTCATATCATCGGACGGTGCACGGAATCATGTGTCACGTCGTGGAATGCGTTCAAAAGCGTGTTGGACACTGGCGGGATGCTGTTAACCGCACGATTGGGTGATGTTGCCCGTCAGGTACGGGTATGGCAGTCCGCGTCCGCACCATTGATCAAATGGGCTGGGGTGAATATTCTCCGTTTCAGTGTTGGGTTAACGTCTTTGAGCCCGTACCTGTATGGGTTGGATTCGGTGTCCGATGTTACGGGACTGCCGAGTTCGTTGGGCGGTATGCTGTTCCCCTATCATTTTGAGGAGGCTGGTGGCTCCTTGTCGTCTTGGATATGGAGTGAGAAGGCCGTGACCGGTCAGGTGGTATTGAATAACGTTGGTACGGCTCCCAGTCCGGTGATGATCCGTATTGACGGGCCGGTCGTGAATCCGCAGGTATCGCATGTCGGGAGTGGGCATGTTATTGCTTTTGATGTGAGTCTTGGTAGTGGCCATTATGCGACGATCAACGGTGTGACTCATGAGATTCTGATTGATGGGACTGATCACGCTCGTGGCCGGGTCAGGCGTCGTGAGTGGAGTCAGGCGGAACCCGGTCTGAATGTTTGGGGTTTCAATGCGAGTGAGCATTCGGGTTCGGCTCGCATGACGGTCTCGTTCTATCCGGCGTATCTGTAAAAAGGGGAGGAATGCCATGGGTTTGTCTGATAATGGGTGGAACGGAGCCTCTGTTTTCGGTAAGGGCCGTGTCATATGGGATGCCGCTGGCTTCCAGTTCCTTGCCGTGTCTTTGACTAGCGGGAACGTGTTAGCTGAGCTCCCGGGTTTGCAGATATCCAAGCTTTCGTACCGTTTTGAGGAAACGACGAGTGAAACGGCGGTGCTTCCGTGGTTGGACGTTCCGTCCAATTGGAATGAGGCTACGATCCCGTATGGGACGGCTATCCTCTTGGTGCGGGGGACGATTGTATTGTGGGGCGGTATCGTCGTCAAACGTGAACGTACGTTGCAGGGCAGTGGATTGTCCCTTACCTTGGCGACTGTCGAACATTATCTCGACAGCGTGTATGTGAAGGATCATACGTATTCGAATCGTGACCAGTGTGAGATAGTGAAGGATCTTGTGTCGAGTACGCTTAAGGGCCACCGGTTCATGCTTTCGATAGAGGCGTCTCCTAGTCGCATTCGTCGTGATAGGACGTATGAGGAGTCTTCTGATAAGACTTTGTTGAGTGTTCTTCAGGAGCTTTCGAACGTGCAGAATGGTCCGGAATGGTGTACGTCGTGGGAGTCTGATGATGGTGGCAGGTATCTGCCGGTTTTGACGGTTGCGGACCGGATAGGTTCTATTGATCCGGTTACGACGTTTGATGAGAGCGTGATGGCGGCTTTCAAGGTCGTGGAGGATTATACGGCCGGTTATGGCGCGAACGTTGTGTGGGCGGTCGGGTCTACGACTGGGGAAGACCAGTTGCGTTCCGACACGATGGTGGCCGAACAGTCTTACCGTCCCGTCGTAGAGCATATCGTCCGTCCGTCGTCGAGTATCACGCAGAAGGAGACTTTGAATGCTCATGCTTCGGCTTCGTTGAGGCAATTGCGGGATGGTACGAATACCATAAGCATGACGTTGATCCTGTTGGCCGCTCCGATCGTTTACGAGGAGTGGAGGCCCGGTGATGTCGTCGCGTGGATTGTCGCCGATGATAGTGGTCGTTTCGCTGGTTTCGATCATGGTGAGGCGCGTGTCGTCGGATATGAGATTGATCTTAACGGCGTGTGGACTATCACGCCTGTATTGCAGTAGGGGGTTCTGGTGCAAAGCAAGTTCAGGTTTTCGCTTGATGGGGTTGATGCTACCGCCCGCCAGTTTGCGGATGTCCGACGCCAACTGGGGGAGTCGCGGGCTAGTGTCGGTAAGAGCATCAGTCGATTGGGTGAACGTGTTTCTACCGTTGAGAAGGATTTTGAATCGTTGGTTACTGAGCAGAGTCAGGCTGACGATCGCGAGTCGAATGCGGTGGTGGTGCCGGCGCATGGTGGTACCGGGGTGCGGAACGCGTATATCAATCCGCTTTCGTTGAGTCCCCTGAAGCCGGTTTATTGTCTTTATGATGGTACGTTGGGGGTTGACTGTTCGTCAACGCATTCGGTGGCGAATGTCGACGATGCTGACGGGTTCGTCCCGGTTGTTGCTCTTCGTCAGGTGAAATGGAGAGTGTATACGTTCAAGGATGATCTGAATCTGAAGCTTGATGACGCGCAGCCGGTCATCGGGCTTCTTGCCGAGGACTTGGATGATGCCGGGCTTGGGTTTTTCTGCGAATATGATGCCGACGGGAATCCGACCGGTGTTGATTATCCGAGGTTGAGTGTGGCCGCTTTACGGTTGGCCCAGGAGGCTATGAATGAGGTGGACGGGCTTAGGGCAGAGGTTTCTCGTCTATCTTCTTTGGTAGGTAAAATGGGTGTGTCCACGTCTGAATGATTGATTGCGAGGAATGACTTATGAGTGATATTGTGTTGCATCCTTTGACTGCTTTGAATGGAGCGCCAGCTTACACGGCTGATGATTACCGGCATGTTGTGAACCCGTTCCTGTTTCCGTCTGATGGTTCCGCTTTCGGTGGCGTTCAGGGTGTCCGGTATGGCAGTCCTACCCCGTTGTCGACGATCGACGGGTTGACTGTCACCGTTAAGCCTCATTGCGGTACCCTGCGCCCGTGGTCGGCGACTGGCTCGTACACTTATGCGATAACGGAGCCTATGACGGTGAACGTGCCTGATTCTACGGGGGATTATAAGATCGTGGTCGCGGCTTACGATCCGAGTTTGTCTCAGGGTGAGACTCCGGGCGCATGGTTGCAGTCGTGGGATGCCAGTACGCCCGACGCGCAGATCAATGGTTTGGTTATAGCTAGGGTCACGGCTGGTGTCGTGTCTGACGTGGCTCCGAAGATCCATGTTGACGGCACGATTGAGGTGGATACTTGGAATCAGTTGATCAAGATTTGGACCGTTGACGGGGTCGAGGCCGTTGTTACGAGTGTTGGGCAGCGGTATCGTCGTGTCAATGATGCTTGGGTGTCGTTGACTGATGTCCAGTTGGGTCATGGTCAGTGGTATAAGGATTGGAGTGTCTGGTATAAGTGCTCGATGTCTGGTAATATCGTCAGCCTTGCCGTCAAGGCGACGAGAGGGCCTAAATGGAATGCGACCGCGTGGTCGAAGAGTCAGATTCTCACGTTCCCGGACTATGTGAAGCCTCATTTTGACGATTTGAACGTTCCTGGGGCCGGTGTTGAATATAGCGGTTTCCAGCTGGATAGGACGGGCTTGTATGTGAGACCTTTCAAGGATATCACGTATGATAGTGGTGTGTGGACCAGTGCGACTATGACATGGTCGGTATGACATATGGAAAAGCCCCGGTTGTATGCCGGGGTTTTTTCGTGTCTTGTGGTGGTTAGAGTGGGCAGATGCGGTCGCGGAGCTCGTCAGGTAGGGGTGGTTTGGGGTGTCGTGCAAGGAATTCCTTGTCTTTGATTATTTCGCAGAATTGGGCTAGCCAGTGGCCTAGTCTGCGGATGTAGCCGGTTTCGAGGTCGTTGATGTGTTGGAGTTCGTCGCGGCTTTCGATGAGTTTGTTGATTTTTTCGTCTTGGGCGTCGATTTGTTTTTTGAGTTCGCCTTGGGCTTCGACGAGATGTTGGTAGGCGGTGGTGAGGTTGTTGCGGCGTGTGGATGCCCATGTGATGGTGCCGCCTACGGCGATGCCTATGAGTCCGATGAGTGGTGATATTAGTTCGGTCATAAGGCTAAGTCTATCTTAGGTTAGTTTGGTATGCTGATGGTATGCGTCAGGAATTTATTGAGAACATTCTGCTTATCCTCTTGTCGTCGTTTCTTGTCGGGGTTATGGTGGTGGCCGGTTATTTGACCGTCACTGGTATGCCGTCTTTCGCCCGTTTTCTGTTTACCGTCTGGTATGTTTTAACTGTCTGAAAGGAGACAAAATGTCATATGAATACATTACCCAGTATGATAGTCCGAATTATGCGAGTGGTCGCCCGTATGGGATCAAGTATATTGTGATCCACTGGTGGGGTGACCCGAATACGCATCCGACGTTCGAGGGTGTTGTCAAGACTTTGTGCAGTCCGGTTCGTCGTGCTTCCGCGCATTACGTCGTTGAGGCCGGTCGTGTGGCTTGTATCGTGGATCCGGATGATCGTGCGTGGCATGCCGGTGACGGTGTGGGCGTCCGTTCGAAGGGCAATGATATGGGCATTGGTATCGAATGCAATCCACGCCAGTCCGACGGTGATTACCTGACTGTTGCTCAGTTGATTCGTGATTTGCGTGCCGAGTATGGTGATCTGCCGTTGATTCGGCATCGTGATTGTTGTAATACGCAGTGTCCTGGAACGTATGATTTGGATCGTTTGGACCGTTTGTCTCGTGGTTTGGTGGCTCCGTCTAATCCGGTGCCTGTTCAGCCGGCCACGCAGTCTGTGACTAAGCTTGAGGTCGATGGGTCTTGGGGTCCTTTGACGATGCGTAGGGCCCAGGAGGTTGCTGGCACGTCGGTTGATGGTGTCATGTCCGGGCAGATCCGTTGTTTGGAGAATCAGAATATCGCCTGTTTGGAGGAGGGTACTTCTGGTAGTGATTGGGTTGAGTGGATGTCGCAGCGTTTCGGGATCACGGATCGTCCACGTAATGCCGGGCCGGAGTTCATTCATCGTTTCCTCATGGAGATGAACGGTTTCCCGGGGGATGGTATCATCAGTCCGGCACCGTCTCAGGCTGTTATGGAATTCCAGAAGCGGCTTAATAACGGTATTATCTTCAAGTGATTGGAAGGATTGATTTTATGGCTAAGCATGCAGTGTTAGCTGATGATGTGTTGACTGGTGAGCCGACTTCGGAGACCATGGTCACGAACGAGTGTGCGGATGGGTCGGATAATTATGTGCCGGCTTTTGATGCTGAGACTCGTCGTTGGGCGTATTTGGTGTCCGGGCTGGTGGGTATTGCCGGTGCTGTCGCAAGCTTGGTGAGTGCTGTGCCGGGTGTCCCGTCGTGGGTTGCGGTCGTTGGCGGTGCTTGTGCGTTGGTTGGTTCTGGCGTGGCTGGCTTGTTCGGCGTGCATTATGCCGGTGTGAGCCGCTAGTCTGCCTCTGATATGGTAACGCCCCGCGTTTGGCTTGTCCGGCCGTCTGCGGGGCGTTTTTGTATGTTCTGGGTGGTTATTTCATGTGGAAGAAGTGGATGGTGATTGGACTGGTCACGGTGAAACCGTATCCTTTTTCGTCTTCGTCGATTGTGCTGATGGTGGTGGTTTCGACGGTTTCGATGGTGTTGAGGAGGCCGTAGAGTTTCATGAAGCTGTCGAAGTCGTTGATTCCGATGCACCCGAATGTGGTTTCGAGGCCGAGGCCGTGTTCGTCGAGGATGTCGGCGGCTTTCGGCTGGGTGGAGAGGATGTGGGTGAGGGTGGTGAGGTAGTTGATGGTTTCCATTTTCTCGGTCCTTTCTTGTGTTGTGCCAATCTTTTTGATTGATGTTTTTATCATATCATAAACGGCGTGCCACGATAGTGCGACACGCCGTAGGATGAGTTACTCGAAGAAGACATCGCCGCCGAGCTCGGCGTTAATTCGCTGCCGGTATTCCTTACGTGGATGTCTTAGGCCGTTTTCCCACATCATGATGATGGTTGGGCCGGATACGTGGACCAGTTTGGCGAGTTCGGCTTGGGTGTACCCGTACCGGTTTCGCCAATATTTGAGCCGTTGGATGGCTGTCGTCCGGGTTCTGATGAGGAGGTAGCTGACCGTGGTATGTTTCCCATCGGGGAGGATGCGGTAGAAGGCTCCTGTATATGGGTTCTGGTGTACTGTGACCTTTTCGTCTTTGATGGTGACGGTGAATGGTTTCGTTGCCATGGTTCCCTTACTTTCTTTTGTCCGGTGTCGTGGTGTCGAAGAGCTCTTGCATGAGTTCGTCGCCTTTCTTGGTGAGTTGCCATCTCCAGCATGGCCGGTTGTGTTTGCTGATGCCGTTTCGGTCGACGCGGTGGACGTGCCCTGACCGTTCGAGTTCGGTTATGCGGCTTCTTAGGCTTTGTGGCGTGTCGGGGTATTTCACCGTTTCGGCCATGTCGGTCAGTCGTTCCTGGGTGATTGGTTTCCCTGCGAGGCGGAGGAGCGTGAGTGCGTGGATTTTCGGAGTGTCCATTAGAGTCTGCTTTCTGCTTGGTGTCTGTAGTAGGCTGCGATGCTTGTGGCTACGGCCCATCCGGTGAGCCATTTGATGCCGAAGTGGATGTGGTGGATCTTCGCTGTCGCAGCCCATACCGGCAGTGTCGCGTAGGGGCTGAGGCACCATCCGCAGTAGGCGAGCATGCCAAGACTGCGGGTGAGGTCATTGCTTGCGTTTTCGGTTTTGTCGGTGAGCTTTTTCCGTAGCTTAGCGAAGATGTCGCCGGGGCCGGTGGAAAGTTGGCTGACTGTGGTCGCGTATCCGCTTGTGAGTCCGGTTGTGATGACGGCTGTCCACCATTCGGTTTTCATTGTGGGTTTCCTTTCCTGCGTTTCTGGTCGTGTTTCCAGTAGGCTTTGCTGTATGTGGTGGTGGCTTCTTTTTGGGCTTCCTCGTGTGGCGTGCCGTGGTGTTCGAGGGTGTATATGGCTCCGCTTGTCCAGATTGCCTTGCGGATGCTGCGGTACCACTTGTCGAAGAATCGGTATGCGGCTTCTTCGTGTTCGGGGTTGTCCGGGTCGTCGTCGAGGTAGTCGCATATGGAGTCCTTGAAGAATCGGCGCATCGCGTTCACGTGGACTTTATCTTCCTCGAAGAGGTTGAGGATGTCTTGTTCCAGTGGGTCGTTGGTGTGGTACATTGGGGTTCCTTTCGTTATTTTTGGATGAGTTCGGCCGGCGTGTAGTGGATTGTTCCGTCGAGCAGTATCAGTGGGTATTTGATTGGCTTGTTTTGGTTTTTTGCGATGGTGCGGATGAGGGTGGCGGTTTGGCTCCCGGATGGCACGATTTGCAGTTGTTTCCACATGTATTGTGCTGTCGTGCGGCATGAGTCGAGGAAGGCCGCGTTTCCTGGTCCGCATGTGGGGCAGCCGTCGAAGAGGACGTAGATGTCAGGACTGTTGAGGATGGTGTCGATTGTCATTTGAATGTTGCTCCTGTGGCTTCGGTGATGATGTCGATGATGCGCAATGTGTTGAGTTGTTTGCGTTTGTGTTCGGTGATGAGTGGTTGGACTTCCGTTCGGCGTATCGGGATGACTTGGTGTCGTGCGTTTCCGTATACGCGTGGGTCGTACATGCTGAAGTAGAGTGTTTTGAGCGTGTCGCAGACCACGAAGTATTGGAGTACTTGCGCTTTGTATGTGTCCGGTATGAAGTCCATGTTGGTGGCTTTGAGGCTTGTTGCTGTTGGGGGGAGGATTTGTGCGGCTGCGTCGGCGAGGTTTCCCGGTATTTCTCGTTGGCGGATGCGCTGTGAGTGGACCATCCATGGGATGACGGCTTGGAGGTGGTAGGCGCTTCCGAGGCTTTTGCATTCGATGGCCCATGTTGGATTGTCTGAGTTTTCGTAGGCGTCTGGACTGCATGCGATTCGATTGTCTTCGTCGCTTTCCCAGATGCCGCAGTCGGTGATGCAGTCTTTTTCTTTGTATCCGAGTTGTTGGAGGGTGAGTCGGATGTTTTCCGGTTCGAGCCTGTGGCCGCGTTCCATGGGGTTTTCTCCGTCTGGCTGTTCGGCCATGGTTTCGGCGAGGAATTTCCAGAAGTCGATGCCGACTTTGAGGCGTTTGTTTTTTGCTTCGGTTTCGGTGAGTAGTTCGTCGTATTTTAGTGCCGTTCGGAAGTGCTCTTCGGTCTCGTCTTTCGATGTTGCTTTTTTTGCTTGTTCGAGTGCTTTGTCCCGGTATTTGATGATTTTTTTGGTGTCGGTTTGCTGGTAGTGGTCTAGGGCTAGGCTGCTGCTTTTGGTGCCGGTGATGCGGCCTAGGCGTTCGTTGAGCCATGCTTGGGTGTTGTGGGTTTGTGATAGGTTGATGATTTTCATTACCGTTTCCTTTCTTGTATTGATATTTCTACTATATCACACGTGGTGTGGAGTGGGTACGCCGGCGTGTCGCACCACGGGTATGAGAAAACCCCGGCGGGTAATACCGGGGTTTTCGTCACATCCTATTGATGGCTTCCATAAGCTTGGCTAGGTCGGCTTGGGTGATTCCCCCCCAGCCTTTGACCGGCCGGTTCAAAGTGCCTGAGATGAATTCGCCGCGTGCTTCGCCGGGGATGGAATGTGTGTCCATCGCCTTTACGAGCATGGCGTACTGGTCGGCTCCTATGGGCCTGCCTGCCGTGTCGTATTGCTGTTTGGCGTATCCTCCGTCGTCGTCCTTGTCCGGGAAGATGCCGAGCACGGTGGTAAGGCTGTATCGGCGGGCGTATGTGATGGCGCTGCCGACCTGTTGCGGGTCTCCGGTGACGAAGAATGGGTATTCGCAGACCGTCTGCTGTTCGTTTTCGTCGAAGATGATGGTTTCGACGGTGCCGAGGGTCTGCCGTCCGTCTCCCGTGCCGTCGAACGTGACTCTCTGAGAGAATGCGATGCCGTTCTTCTCGAAGATGGGTTTGATGTTCTTGAGGAGGGTGGCGAGGTTGAGGTACTTGTAGGTGCGGCTGCCGGCGTTGGCTGTCTCGTCCGTGGAGAAGTTCGGGACTTCGTTGAGGACTCGCATGAATTTCTTGTTGAGGTTGTTGTTTTCCATTTGTGGGGTCCTTTCTTGGTGTTGGTGGTCAGTGCTTGTAGATCGGGTAAACGACGGTCATCATTGTTTCTTCGGTGACGTTGTTGTAGATGGCTTCGAGGGATTCCATGCCTCCGATGTTGTATGCCTGTAGGTAGAAGCATAGGCGTTCCGGGTTGTTTTTGGTGAGAGTGTAGATGTAGCATGCCCATTCCGCTCCGTTGTGGGCCCATTCGTAGTCTTCGAAGGCTTGGGAGTAGTCGTCGAGGGTGACGTATTTGTGGTCGCCGACGTGGTAGATGGTGCCTTTTGGTGTGTGGCCGGTGTCGTAGTGGCTTTTCTGGTCGAGGCGGACATCGATGGTGTGCATCATTGCTTTAGCCTGGGTTTCGGTTACGTTGTGCATTTGGTTTCCTTTCGTTTTTGTCGTCCAAGCTTTCTTGCTTGATATGTCTAATATATCATAAACGGCGTGCCACGTTGATGAGACACGCCGTAAGACCGTTTATATTTCAGCTTTCATCGTTTCCTGTAGGCGACGAGCATGGTGAGCACGAGTATCAATGCAGTAAGGATGTTGCTACTCGAGCCCATGCCCTGTCCTTCTCGTATTCCTTGATGACGGCCTCAATTTCCTGTCTGCAATACTGCGGGATGAGTGGGGCGAATTCGTTGATCGTCAGCCCGTCCTCATACCATTTGATGATCTGGTCTTTCGATGTTTTCTTCATTTGTTGCTCCTTCCTGGTATGGACGATCTAATGTACTTGTCGTGAATTTCTTTGACGAGGTTTTTGTCCACGTCTAATATTTCGCTGACTTTTTCGATTGGATATTCCAAGTCGAATAGGTAGTGTTCGATCGCCAGTTGTTCGATCGGTATTTCAACCAACTTGCTCTTCATTTCGTGTCTCCTTTATCATTTCGTCGAGTGCTTCCACCGTCCGCTGCCAGTCGTTCAAGGTCAGCCCGACCCATGCGGAGCGCTCGTTCCCGGCTGTGGAGTCGACTAGGAGGTACAAGATCGATTCGCAGTCCCCTACCTCTGTGTATACGGGTTCCAGCTTCTTCTGGGCGAGGCGTGCGTACCATAACGCTTTCTTCAGGTCTTCGGTTGGGTTTCCCTTGTCCTTGTAGCGCCATAAGTATTTGATCGCGTTGCCGACGCAGAATGTCTGGTGTTGTGCGAGGTCGATGCATTCGTAGCCGATGTTACGGCCGGCGTAATGCTTTGGATGGTTCACGTTATCGTTCATGACTGGTCCCTCTTGTTTTCGTTTTCGGCTTTTGACGCTTTGGCTTTGGCTCGTCGGATGCGGGCTCGTTCGGTTTGTTTCCGGGTGTATTCGGCTTTTTGTTCCGGGGTCATCGCGTGGTATCTGGCTTTCTGTCTGGCGAGCATTCCCTCACGCCATTCACTGTCGGTATGGTATCGTTCCTTGGCTGCCTCTCTTTTTTTCTTGAGGGTTTTTGGCTTGCTGTGGTATTCCTTTTGTTTTGCCGCGTATTGTTCGGCGTGTTCTTCCCTCCATTTCTTGTTTGCTTCGGCGCGTTCCTCCTTGTGGCGGTGGTAGTAGTTGTAGTCGCTGATTTTGCGTCGTTCTTTGGCTGATGGTTGGCTTTTGCGTAGTTCGTTGATCCAGCTCATGATGTCTTCGTCGTTGAGGTCGACGATGATTGGTTCTTTTGTTTTTTTGCCCATTATGTTTCCTTTTCTTTTAGAAGCAGAGTGTGATGAGGTTCGTGAGTTCCTCAGTGGTGATGTTTAAGTCGTTTTTGTCGAATAGTGTGCATGTTGCGAGTGCGATTCCTTTTTCGTTGAATAGGACCATGTCGATTAGGCCGTCTTCGACTGGTGTGATGTACAGTTTCCTGGTTGAGCCGTGTTTGGTAATTTCGCATGAGGTCTCGCTGTCGACGAGGTTGATGGTTTCTACCAAGTAGTTTTTCCCGGTGGCGGCTAGCGTGTTGGAAATTTCGGTGGTGAATGCGTTCGGTTCGAGGTTCATTTTTGTTCCTTTTCTTGTCAGAGAGTTTTTTCGATGTGGGCGATGAGGGCCGTGAGGGTGAGGTCCGGGTCGTCGGGGTCCCATTGGCATATTTCGATTGGGTCGTCGTCGATGGTGTCGCCATATAGGGTCAGGTCGAAGATGGCGTTGTCGTCGGGCATGTTTGCGGTGATGTATATGTAGCGTTCCGAGCTTGTTTTGCTGATTATGATGGCGTCTTCCAGTCCTGAGCCGTTGAAGTATTTCTCGTCGTATTCGTATGGGAGGCTTCCGTGGAGCGCGGCGAATAAGGTTTTCAGGGGTGTGTGGTTGCTCATTTTTGGTTTCCTTTTCTTTTCTGTGGCTTGGTGTTTCCCTTGCCTGATATTTAACACTATACCCGGTTACGAGATGCGACACGCCGAGGGGAACAAAAAAGGCGGCACGCTTTTCGCACGTGTCGCCTTGGTTCTATCAGAGGCCGAGGAGTCTTTTCATATCGGCCGAGTCGTCGTTGAGTTTCTTTCCTCGCCTGTCGATGCCGTTTACTTCGACTGGGACGCACATTTCGAATAGTCGTGAATAGACGCGGCGTCTGTCGACGGATGCCGGGGCTGTCAGTTCGGATTGTGTGAGGTTGGTTGTTACGATGAGCGGTTTGCCGCTCCGGTACCTCGAATCGATGATGTTGAAGATCATTTCGTTCATGTAGGCCGTGTCGCGTTCTGCGGCCAGATCGTCGATGACGAGCAGATCCAACTGGTTGAAGTCGTCGAGGTAGCGTTGCTTGCCTTCGAACATTCCTTGGAGGGTGTTCGTGATTCGTGCGAAGTTGGTTACGAGGCAAGGGCGACCTTGTTCGATGAGTTCGTTAGCGATGCAGGCTGCCGCGTATGTCTTACCGGTGCCGACGGTACCGTAGAGGAGTAGTCCTTTGCCGCGTTTCTTCATTTCGTCGAAGTTGTCGACGTATTTGCGGGCGATGCTCGTGGTCCTTGGGTCGGTTCCGTCGTCGTTGGCGAATGTCCAGTCGGCCATTTCGCTGTCGGGGAAGCCGAGTTTGCGGAGCCTGTTCACTTCGATGCGGAGGGTTTGCGCCTGTCGTGCCTGTTCTTCGGCGTCACGGCGTTCGCGTGCGCAATCGCAGAGCGTGTATGGTTTCTTCTCCTTGCCGTCCCATGTGGCGATGAAACGGCATTGCTTTGGCGTGTGGCATTTGCCGCACATGAGGAGGCCGTCTTCGCTGAGGTAGTCGCCTTCTTCGTAGTGGCTGTTTTGGCCTGCTTCTCGGGCCATGGTCTCGATGAGGTTGGTGTTCATTGTTATTCCTTTCTGTTTATTTACGATAATGTTATATCACGTGTTGTTGATATTGTGTTTTTGGCGTGTCGTGTTAGAACCATCCGTTTTCTGGGGTGCATTCGGCGACATGGCCGTCTGGTAACACGGTGACTGCGGTGCTTTGGATTGGCTGTGGCTGTGGCTGTGGCTTCTGGTATCCGGTGCGCTGGTAGTTGTTGATAGGGAAGAATGAGCCCCAGCCGCGGCAGATGACCTCGGAGAGGTAGTCGTTGACGTTCATGCGGCTCGCCTGTGCGCACTTGTCGAGCTTGTCGAGGTTGCCTTTGATGGCTCCGTCGGTCATTGCGGCCCGCTTGGCTTTGCGATTCTGGAGCCATTGCCCGAGGAGTTCCTTGGTCGTCGAGTCTCTGGTGTAGGCGTCGATGATGTCGTCGAAGCTTTTGGCTTTGCGTATCTTTTTTGGCTGTGGTTTTGGTTCCGGTTCGGCTAGGAGCGGCTGGGGCTCGTAGGTCGGTGTCTGGAACTGTTCGGTGGTTGCGTTCGTAGTGTTGGCCCATGGGGCCTGTGTCGGAGCCTGTGGGGGAGTCGTGGTTTGTGCGGCTGTCGGAGCGGCTGCGTGAGCCGGGGCGGCTTCGATTACCGTCAGGATGGCGGAGTAGTCGACGACTCGGCTGCCGTTCTGGTCCGTGTGTGGGTATTTGGCGAGGAATCCTTTGCCTACGAGTGAGCTGAGTGACCTGTCAACGGTGTCAAGCGAGCAACCACACCATTCGGCGATGTACTTTCGGCTGCCGGTGAATCTTGAGTTGCCGTCCTGTGAGAAGCCGTAGATGAGCGCGTAGATGAGTAGTTCGTTGCCTTTGAGATTGAGGCGGGTGCGCATCCATCCTTGGATTGAGATGAAGTTGTTGTCGTTGATTGCTGACATGATGTTTACCTCATGTTAAAAGTAAATCCCACTGACTGCTACCGGCCCTACCCGGTGGCAATCAATGGGATTCATGCCATGTGATTAATGTCCTCCACGTGAGCGGTAGGGCACGTCACATGGCGTATGTCTCTAGTGTATCACGTTTTCTGGACGACACGCCGACGTATTCGAGTTGTCGTATACCAGCTGAGGCGGCCGTAATGGACCATTCTGAGCAGACGCTCATCCTCAAGCTTTCTGAGGGCCTTGGAGACGATGACTGCTGGCAGTTCCGGGAACATCCGGGGAAAGTCCTCGTATGGCATCCGAACCCAATAACAGCCGTCATGATAGTGACCCTGCTGCCTCCTCTGTTTCCGGTAGAGGTCGTAGAGCTGGACGTAGACGGCCGCCGTAGAAAACCCCAGTCTATCGACCAGTTTAGGCATGGACGGAAGATCCTTCAAAATCAGGCCTCCTCGATGAACGAGCTGAAGAGACTGCGATTGTAAAGAATGCCTCCAAGCTTCGAAAGCGCGGTCACCGGATTGTCGTAATGCTTGCATGCGGTGTCCCATGCCTCGATAACTTCCTTGTCACCGAACTTCAAGCACAAGCCCGAGAAGAACTTCCTCGACTTCTGCTCGCCTTCCTCACTGAAGTGGACGCCATACCGTTCGACGAGAGTGTCGTTGATAGTATCGTAAACGCTCATTGCTGCATTCCTTTCTTAATGTTGCGTTACCTCAAGTATACCACGAAGCATCGAAGAACATCGAAGCAAACCAACCAGGCATGTCGTACGCTACGTCCCAACCCTCGCCTCAACCAACACCCGCCATGAAGAGTTTCTTGAGGGAGGAAGCGAGCTCCGGTAGAGAGAGTAAGCCTTAAGAGCGAAGTTTTTTACGCTTCGTTTTAAGGCTTCATGACTGTTTCCGTCGGTCGGTCGTTCGCACGGCGTCGGTCATAAGGGTGGTGCATTACTACCACTGGTGCGGCATACCCCAGCAGATCGCGCTACATCGTTGATGTGATGGTGTCGGCACCCCGGTTATTCCACCATCGTCTGTTGGGTCGGTTGAACCTGCACCTCTAACGTGTGTATCAACCAGGTTTGGTGGTCGCCCCATTAACCTAGAGCCCGGGGTATTGCTAGGGAGTTGTCGTGCCTCCGCACCCAAGTATGTATGTGGTAGACTTGGATTTTGCGATTATTACTCACCCCATCATAGCACATCGTGCCGTGATGGGGTTTTCTTTTGCGTCATCCACGCATCCCAGGGCATTCCTCCCGCACGCTTTTTATCGCACATGCCTCCAGAACGCACGTAAAGGCCACTCAGACCGATTTACACGCCAAACCCGATAACTCGTCAGGACTCACCCACGACAGCCCGTCAGAAAGGCATTTACGCACAAAAGTGACGTTCCAGCCCAAAACAGCACCGAAAAGGCATCGAGAACACCAAGACGTGAGAGAACCACCCAAGCCAGACACGGGCCGACTCCTCTCCTTGCCCATTCAGGCCGAGCATCGGGACCAAGGCCCGAAGGGCAGCATCGAGACCAGGTGGCATCCACCTCGATGCCCGTAGCCATGGGAGGAGCTTTGAAAGCATCAGGTCAGATTCCATGGCTCCACTCCGCAGTCCCGAAGCTATCGAGGCTAGGATCCGATCGCTCTAGGCTTTCGATCCCTTGGGGTTTGGATTGGCTCGCCTCCGGACCGCGATACGGCTCCCAGCGGGGAGCCGTCTTACTTTTAGTATCCCCTAGAGTATCCCCTAGAGTATCCCTCTAGAGTATGGTGACAGATTATGCGGCCAGGCCTACTACGACAATCAAGGTAGGGTACTACGACAATCAAGGTAGGGTACTACGACAATCAAGGTAGGGTACTACGACAA